AGTCAGTTGTTTGTGCTGTGGCTATCTCAAATCCCTTTGATGTTACGAATAACAATGCAGGTTCTAGCCCTGTTGCTTTGTGATATACTGCCTGTTGAATTACTTGATTAACTGTAGGTTCGGTTTTAGGTGATGGTATTCGCCATGACCTTGTGCCGTCTTTCTTTATTGGATTGCGTGTGGGAAAGCTGCACTTTAAATCAAGCTCTAGTTTAGCTGATGCGTAATCAAGATACATCATACATGGCACATCAATACCATCTACATCCATCCATCTTTTGTACTCACCTTCGATTTCCTGATTGCCAAAATATTCTCTCATACCTTGTAATGCATGAGAAGCCATCTCGCTAAGATGGTTTTTGATTTCAGCGTGTTCTTCTGCATCCCTGCCATCATCAAAACCTCTTGGTTTATAAAGGCTGTATTTATAAGCAACTTCTCGTAGTGCTTGCTCAAAAGACTTTTGTTCTTGCACTCCTCTTGCTTTGATGTAGTTATCAAGACCTAAAGCTAAATCTACTATCTTCTGGACAGCCTTACCGCCTTCCATTTTAGCAGAACCTGGGTATCCTATCTTTAAATGATGGTCTATGAATAGCTTTAAGAAGTAATCATCAAGAGGTTGTGTACCACCTGATGCACTTACGTGCATGGCTCGACTGCCATATTCTTTTCTATAATCTGGTATCATTGTTTTCTCCTTCCTTGACCCTTCATATCATACCTATTGACAATATGTCAAATAGTTATTATGAATTATTTATTAACAAAAGAAAAGGACAATGAAATGGAAAACAAACAAGCATATAAAATGGTAAGAACAACTGACCCTGATACATCTATAGATGCAGCTATATCAATAGACCCAACACGATTGGAGTCTTTAGTATTAGATGCAATTAGACATTTTGGTGAATCAGGTGCAACTATGGATGAAGTTGATAGAGCATTACCTGACGTTAGAGCTGGTAGTATCTCACCAAGGTTTAAGCCATTAATCGAAAAGGGTTTTGTTATTGGTGATGGTAGGACACGTAAGGCTATTTATTCTAATAAACAACAAAGAATCTTATGGGCAGTTGAATTTTACAAGGAAGAAGAGCAATGACATTAGAAGAACATATAGTAAAACGTGGTATCTCTCGCAGATACTTTGCAAAGATAGCAAAGCTAGACCCAAGTTCAATTACTTTATTGATACAGGGCAAGCGCAAACCATCGCAAAAAACACTCACTAAAATATTTATAGCGAGTAAGGGTGAGGTTACTGCGGATGATTTCTATCATGGTTGATATAAAAATTGGTGATTGCAGAGATGTATTAAAAACATTGCCAGATAAATCTGTAGATTGTTGTGTAACATCTCCCCCTTACTGGGGATTAAGGGATTATCAAACAGGCACATGGGAAGGTGGTGACTCAGACTGTTTACACATGAGAACAACTAAAATATCTAAGAATACTGCTACAGGTCATAAAGCTATGGCACAGCAAGGTAATGTTGTGTCTGACGCAATTTATAAAACAAAATGCCCCAAGTGTGGTGCGGTCAGAAAAGATAAACAAATTGGCTTAGAAGAAACACCAGAAGAATACACAAAAAATATTGTTAATGTATTCAGAGAGGTAAGAAGAGTATTAAAAGATGATGGTACTTTGTGGCTTAACCTTGGTGACACATATTCATCAGGAGGCAGGGCAACAACTACTAACCAAACCTTGCGAGGTGATAAAGACTATGGAGTTACAAGAGCTGCATCACCTGAAGGTATTAAACCTAAAGATTTAATCGGTACACCTTGGCGAGTAGCTTTTGCATTGCAAGCTGATGGATGGTATCTAAGGCAAGATATTATCTGGCACAAACCTAATCCTATGCCTGAGAGTGTGCAAGATAGATGCACTAAGGCACATGAATATATATTTTTGTTAAGTAAAAGTAAGAATTATTACTATGATAACGATGCGATTAAAGAGAAGGCAACTGATTGGGGTACAAGAGATAGAGTGAATGGCAAGTATCACAATGAGGGTACTGGGTTGCAACCACATAGTGGTCTTGAAAAATCTTACGAAACAAAAAATAAAAGGTCTGTGTGGACTGTACCAGTAAAAGGATATAAAGAAGCACACTTTGCAGTTTTTCCTACCGAACTTATAGAGCCTTGCATACTAGCTGGGTGTCCTAAAAATGGCACTGTCCTTGACCCTTTTGGGGGTTCTGGCACTACTGCATTAGTAGCTGATAGGTTAGGTAGAAAATCTACAATAATAGAATTAAATAAAGATTATATTTCTATTGCTGATAATAGATTGTATCAAGATTCACCTTTGTTTGTGGATATAAATCATGGTTAATGGCAGAAACAAAGGGGCATCATTTGAAAGAGAGGTTGCAAACTATTTAAAACTGCACCTCTCTCTTCTAGATATCAAAAGAGACATCGAACAATACCGCACTGCTGATAGAGGTGACTTACTTGGGATAGATGGATGGACTATTGAATGCAAGCGATATAAGCGTCCTCAGTCCAGTGTAGGTATTTATCGCAAGGAGTGGTGGGAACAAGTGGTAAAGGCTTCTGAGAAGGCTAATAACAAGCCTGTACTTATATTTAAGTTTGACCATCAACCTATACGCTGCGCTCTCTATCTAAAACATATCAATAATAAATATAAGGGTAATGATGTAGCGATTGTTACCCTTGAAGCTTGGGTAAAGCTCCTCTCTCTCTCTAGGGCTTGCGTGTCAATATAAAATATGATATTGAATAATTTCATTGTCTACGCGAGTGCATACATTGCATCACGCGTGCCTTTCTCTAAATAAGTGTTCTACTGCCCCTCAAAGGGCAAGTAGGACGCTTATTTAAGAGCATATATAATAATAAGAACGCGAAACACATATATATATCTCGCGTTCTATAGCCTATATATATAACCTATAGATATTATTTTAGTTCTGATTTTAAAGCTTGCATAGCTAACACTATAGCTTTTGGTATAGGATAGTTACCATACTCATAGTTAAATATAGTTTGCCTGGTTAACTCAAGTTTCTCTGCTAGTTGTATCCTAGTAAAGCCAAGTGCCTCTCTTTCTTTCATGAATTGTTGTTTAGTCATACTCTACCTCGTAGTTTATAGATGTTAAATATAGTTTTGGGTCTTGTGATACTGCTATCTCTGCATAATTAGCTGCATCCTCTCTGTTACTAGCCGTTATGTTTACTTTATAAGTTTGATAAAATGTTACTGTAAAACTTTCCTCATTCATTCTTTTGCATCCTCTTTTAAAACGTAATCCATATAGTAATCACCTGAAGGTGATTTAAAACCAAAAAAATGCCTGATATAAAACATTGCATTCTCTATTTCTCTGATGTCTGTAAGACATAAATCTTTAGTTTCATCTATGTTTTGAATAGCTATTTTAAGTTTGTTATGAATTTTAAGAAATTCTTTTATATTTTGTTTATCAAGTTTCATTTTTTTGCCCTCTCTCTTTCTCTTCTAAAATAAATCAAATGGATTAAAGCAGGAATTATATTCATTCCATTGGCTTTTATCCCATGTATTACAACCTAATAGCCAATTGATAATAATAAAATCAAACATAGCTACTGCTAATAGTGTTATCATTATTGCTATAAAAATATTAAACTTGGTCATTGTCTTATTCTCCCTCTACACCCTCTAATTCATCAATTAATACTCCAAGAGAAAGATACCAATCTCTTTCTTTCGGTTCCTTTTCGTATTGATTAACTGTAATTTCTTTTAATTTATCAGCTATCTCTTGATGTGTAAGTTTGCATTGTTTATTCATTGTCTTAATCCTTTTCATTGTTTATTGTTTAATTGTTATTTTGAAATATCCAAGTATGTTTAACTTTACCATCACCACCAACCACCGTGTGGTGTATTGGTGTTTTATCGTTCATTTTGTGCATAAATAAATATTCTACTATTTCAGCGATATTGATATGTTCTTGATTATCGTCATAATAGATATGACCATTTTTTACAGTTGTTTTGGCGTGCATTATTTTCTGATAAATATCCATTGCGATATCATAATTAGATAAATCTTTGTACATTGTCTTTATTCCTTTCATTGTAAAGTTATTTAACAATAAGTAATTTAGTCTAAGCCTATTGTCAATACTCACAAGTAAAATAATTTTACATTAATTATATGATACTATATTTTGTGGATGGTATTGTGTGTCAACACTATATATGGTATTAGTTACCTATTCTATTAGAGCTACTATTAGCTCGTGTTATATAGTGTAGTTTAAATATAGTTATTTTGTTGAGTGTGTTTTGTATAATTATCAAAAGACAGACATTACAATCTCATATGTGTATAGAACGCGATTGCCTATGCTATATATTTACAATGTGTAGCCTAGGCGGGGTATATTTTATAGCCATCACCCCCAGACAGGCGCACCACTCTATATATGTGTTAAATACTACTATCAACCACACAGTCAGGAGTATCCATGCCTAGAAAGTTAGCTAAGAAGGAAGATATTATATTACGTATGGTAGGCGATGGTATAAGTGTTAGTGAGATATGTAGGGGTATAGGTATTAGTAGGAATACTTTTTATCAGTATTTAAATGATAATAAGGATATTAAGGATGCTTATGAGATAGCCAAGAGTAGTTTTTCTTCTGAGTTTAGGAGTAACTATGAGGGTTTACTTGTAGGGGCTGTTACTGGTACTGCCAAGGTAGATGTTATGGCATTGAGGGAGATGGGAACGCACAGTAGGTGGTTAGAGTCTCATTGTAACTCTGAGGACTTTGGGGAGAAGGCTAAAGCTATGATGCAGTTAAAGACTGGTGATACTGAGATTAACATAGCTTGGATTACAGATGGCTCAGATAACAATACCTTATAAGCCTCGTGCGCCTCAAGCTGAAATGCATAACAGCCTAAGACGCTGGAATGTTTTAGTCATGCACAGACGTTTTGGCAAGACTGTTTTTGCAGTTAATCATTTAATTAAGGAATGTCTGACTTGTCCATTGCCAAGACCTAGGGTTGCATTTATTGCTCCTACCTTTACACAAGCTAAGAGAATTGCATGGGATTATGTAAAGTATTATGCCAGTGTAATACCTGATGTTGCTTTTAATGAAACTGAGTTAAGGGTAGATTTCCCCAATGGTTCTAGGTTGATGTTATTGTCTGCTGAGAATCCAGATGCACTTAGAGGTATTTATTTAGATTT